TCATTTTGAACCCCTTTCGCATACTTGTTTTGTTACTAAGTATTCCGTTACTTCGCAGGTAATGAAATCTTGTTAATCCCGTTAATAATCAGGGAATAAGGAGAAAATAGACCGGTTTTGTTTGGAATAGTAAAAAACAGTCCGTTGGGATATTGGAAAGAGGATTGGAAGTCCAGAAAGATGACAGTGGGAAAGGGATGAAATGAGGCTCTCAAAGAATAAAAGTATGTATTTTTCAGTTCAAAAGGTTGAATGACAGTCCATTGATAGCACCGATTGGAGCTCCGTAAAGACAGTACCATTCCGTTCCTCAAAACTCTGTTTGAAGATTCCGGAAAATATGCGACAAATCTATTCTATCCTATCAAAAGAAGTAACGTCTTTTATACTGTACACGCTCCGCTTCTTACAAAAGAAATTACCCTTTGATTCGCCTCGTCAATCTTTCTGTTGCTGAAAGGCTTCAGATAGGTTTCCGTCACCGTGATGGAGGAGTGTCCCATGGCTTCCGATATGATTCCGGGGTGTATCTCGCAATGGTAAGCCATTGTGGCCCAGGTGTGTCTGGCTGCATAGGTACTGAGTGCCGACTGCATTCCCAGGCACTGCCTGAGTACTGCCAGCCGCTGGTTGAATCCCCTGAGTGCCGACTGGTATTCCCGGTATGCCGCTTCCGTACCTTCCTCGCTCTGCAGAATGGGAAACAGATAGGGGGAATCGGGATTCCTGTTCGCCACCATCCTGACCATCTGCATGGCTTCGGGTGTGAGTGACACGGTCAGCGCCCGTCCCGTCTTCCGCCTTCTGTAAGACAGCACATTCCCCTGCAAGTCCCTTTTGTGCAGGTACGCCAGGTCCACGAAGGGTATGCCCCTGAGCATGAACATGAGTACGAAGAAAATCCTTGTTCTCTGCTGTGTGTTTGGGAGCGTCCCTCCTTGCAGGCTCCTTTCCGTCTCCCTTACCAGGCTGCTGATGTCTGATGCTTCGAGCGCCTTCTTCCTGTCTGCCCGTGTGCCGGTATACACATGCTCAAACAGTCTGGGTACATACCGTATGTACTTTCTGTCCACCGCCCGATGATACACCGAGCGTACCGTCTTGATGTAGGTGGATACGGTGTTCCAACTGCAGTTCCTCTGCCTGAGGAAGTTTTCGAATCTCTTCAGTACGGTCGGGCTCAGCTTGCGCATGGGCATCGGTTGCCATTTGGTGAATGCCGAGAATGCATTCACCGCTGACTGGTAGATGTGTGCCGTCCCCCACCTGCCGCCTTCCCGGAGTTCCCCGATGACTGAGGAGAACATCTCTTGTAAGGTAATTTCATTTCTATTCATTTCCAATTTATTTATAAAAGGTTTACCTTACAAGTATATACAATAAAATGAAGCAAAACAGAAGTTTATAATGTATTTCTTCATTTTAGCCAGTCTTTCAGAATGAACTCAAATATATTTCTTATATTTGCGAAAAAAGTCGCATTGAAAAAAGTCGCAATATGAATAATCCATTTAAATTCGGTACAATTGTAGACGGTGAATACTTTACGGATAGAGTAGCGGAACAAGAAAAAGTAAGAGAGATACTTGCAAGTGAGAATCACCTGATACTTATTAGCCCACGACGTTTCGGCAAGACCAGCCTCGTTCAAAAAGTAACGAAAGGATTGTCACGTCCCGTTTTTCAGTTGAACCTGCAGTTGGTAACAGGCACTGCCGACTTTGCCGCACGATTATTGTGGATTATGCTTCAGCAATATCCTATGGAACGTCTGAAACATCTTATCACTCACTTTCGTTTTATCCCCACCATTTCAACCAATCCCATGACGGATGGCATAGAAGTTTCATTTCAGCCGTCAATGGATGGCTTCATTCTGTTAGAGGATGTATTCACACTGATTGATAAACTGGGAATGAAGAATCCACACAAGAAACCGATTGTAGTACTGGACGAATTCCAAGAAATACGTACATTGGACAAGAATCTGGATAAAAAATTGAGGTCTATTCTACAGACTTACAACCATGCCAATTACATTTTCTTAGGTAGCCAGGAATCGATGATGCAGGAAATCTTCGAAAAAAAGAAATCCCCTTTCTATCATTTTGGATATTTGATGAAGTTGGGTAAGATTCCTCAAGATAACTTCTATGAGTTTCTCAAGAATGGCTTTCTTCTCTTGGGTGAGGATATGGATGCTGAAACGATAGGCCGCAGCATTCTGTCGTTCACCAATTGTCATCCCTATTACACCCAGCAACTGGCTTACCAGACATGGAATAACTGGAAACAAAACGGTTACAGTGATACTTTGGTGGAAACTGCCATTACGGAGTTGACCCATGTACACGATATGGATTATGAACGTTTATGGAGCACTTTCAATAAAACAGATAAAAAAGTCTTGATAGGCTTAACTATGCAGATGGGGACTCCGTCCAGTCTTCCTTTTCTACAAGCTGTCGGTATTGATTCTCCAAGTACAGCTTTCAGTAGCTTGAAGCGACTTGGACAACAAGGATATGTGATACGTAATGAGGGGTATGAACTGGATGACCCTTTCTTCAGAAGGTGGATTGAAGTAAAGAGAGAAGGGCGATAGAAAGAGGAAATCCTTGTTGGGTTTCGTATCATTTCAGCATATTGAGTTTTATGCTTATCATGTCTTTATATGATATTTGCATCTCCTCCGGTAGAAAAGAGAGACTGATGAACTCCATCCATTTGGTTTCTACTTTCAAGAGTTTCTTGAAGAGGTTTTCTATTACTTTTTCGTCCAATCCCGACGCCCGTATGGACGTGACAAAGTCAGCCTTCTTTAATTTACGTTTTTTGCCGTTTAGTGTAAGTGCAAGTTCTTCGGTGTCTTCAGGCATCACCAATGCGGTAGACAGCATGTCATATGCTGGTGTGAGCGTATATACCTCTTGTTGGGGACTATAAAGCGAGAAGTTCTTCAAATGCATGTCGGCATTACCGGTTATCCATGAAAAGACGACTTGCTCCCAGAAATTCACCAGGTCCAATTTGGGAGCGGATGAATATCTCAGCACTAACTTCGCAATCTGTTCATAAGAACCTTTGTATTTTTGTTCAGTGAGTTTTTCAGAAAGTTGGCACATGTCTTCCATAGCCAATTTCCCTCCTTCATTCGTGCGGTCTATGCGCCGGGTGATATAGCATAATTCACCATCCTCAAAGCGGATGAGGCTATGCGGCACAACTCGTATCTTGGCTATCTCCGCAAGATGCATTGTCAGATCCTCTAATTCGGGAAGATTGCCGAACCGTTCGGTTTGCGGCTTCAAAATATAGCGCCCCCATAAGCCTACAATCGTAAATCGTCCAGGCTCGTTTTTACTTCCTTTGTTGATATCCAATGATAATTTGGCCTGCACTCCGGTCAGTGTGGTCTGACTGCGAATTACCTGCCTTGCCAAATCGTTGAGATTATTGTGCGTATAAGGCAATATAGGCGCCTCTAGTGTCCCGAATATCTTTTTTGAGCAAGCCTTGTGGAAATCCCTCTCATTTCCATTCAGTTCTTTGTAGCAATACAGACATTTTGCCATTTTTAATCCTCCTCATTTATAGGTTCGATACCCACTGCACCGATACAGTCTTTACAGCACGCCAGCAACAGTGACATTCGGTCACGTGCATCTATTTTCCAGTTCTTTTCCGCAATGTCAAGCAGCCATCCTTCGGGTATCAGCCCGTCGAAAAAAGGAAACAGCACTTTGTCGTGATAGGCTTTCTCTGTCAAGGGTAATGTGAGACTGACAGCTTCTGCAACATCCGACTGCAGGAATTCCGTATCGTACTGGAAGGTATAGCCATCCTCATCCTCTGTGAGGATACCGGCTTTTATTCCTCGGAGATTTATCAATGCCTGCTTCATCATTCGTCAGTTTTAGTTATAGGTACTGCGCCAACTTCGCTGCCGAACAAAGACAGTAGCTGGTTTACCTTGTCCAACCGCAGCGTCTGTTTGCCTTGCTCCAATTCACGGACAAAGCGCAAGCCTACTCCTGACTTTTCCGAAAGTTCCACTTGGGTCAGATTGTACTGCTTACGCATCGCTTTTACATATTTGGATAATGTTGTTTGTTCCGTATATTCCATTTTTATACCCTTTGGGGTACAAAGATAGAATATATTTTCGTTATTACACCCATAAGGGTATAAAAAGATTAAAGGAGAAAGAGATTATATCTTTTCGGGTATAAATTAGCTAGAATAAGTTTATGAATCTATCCATTTCCTGTCTACCTATTTCTGGCTTTACTCTTAAAGCCTGCCAGTCCTTCACTGCTTCAACGGCCTCTGTGATAATTCTTTCAGTGGCTTTTGGGCTAAGCATATAATCTCTTATGAGAATCACACTATATTTCTAGGCCGGCTTTGCTTGATTCTGCTGAGTACATAAGAAGATAGCTTGTTATATTGTTCAAACTCTTATAAATTCTTGTCACTTTTGCTGCGTACAACTGTCTAAATGGTGAATTGCTGAAAAAAGCAAGAGGCTGTCTCAAAATGCACTTGAGATAGCCTCTTCTATGCAAATGTTTTACTCTTCAGTTTATTCCTGATATTTCACTTTTGTTCCCAAAGCATCGTGGCGCATTTCGCGCTCACTTCGGTAAAGCTTTTCATCTTTTAAATAATAGTATTCCTGATAACCTCCAAATTCGATATTGGCATACTCTAAGTGGTCTTCGGCCTTGCAAGACTTCCATGTACCTTCATACTTCACTGAATCAGAGAAAGTGATGAGGGTGGTTGAGTCTGCACGGAGTTCAAACCTCACGCCATTTTCCGTTATGAATGTACCGGCGAAAGAATGAGTAGACTCTGTACTGTTAGTATTGGTACAAGAATATAAAAAACCGAAAGCTATTGTCAACATAGCCAAAATCGTTCGTCTCATTGTTCTTTTGTTTTTATAGAAAAGAGAGTGCTTCTTTTCCGGAAACACTCTCTTTTATTAGTTATCTGCAGTGATGATTATCTTTGAGCAGGAGTACCAGAGTTCTTCTTAACATCAACTTCGAATGTCAAAGTGAATGTCTTCCACTTGTAACCGAACTTCACAGGGATGAACAATTTGTAATCCCAGTTAACCGGAGTACCGCTGTAGTTGTTGTAAGTCAGAGTTTCATCTGCCTGGTTGTAAACAACCTTGGTATTAGAAGGCAGAGGACCGTTTGTTACACCATCAGTCGGAACCAAGTTACCGTTAACCAGTTTCAAGTTAGACTTGATTTGGTCTGTCATCCATTCGCCCGGAACTACTTCGTAGAATTCCCACAAAGCTTTCTGCAAGCCGGTAGTATTGGCTACAATATACTTCTTGCCTGATTCGTCAGCATTCCAAGAAACATAAGTGAAAGCACCCTTAACGTCAATTGTACTACCACCTACAGTTGCATCAGTAAAGTTCTCAGTTTCACCTGTAGTTACTGTCAACGGTTCGATGATAAATGCATCATATTCCTTGATAGTTGCAGTGTGGGCAGCAGCCAGCAGAGAACCAGCAGCACAAGCATCTTTGTAGCATACGTCGGCAACCAACTTGATGGGGACATACTTGCCTACGAGAGCCTTGGCAGCTTCTGTCGGAGCGTCGCCGCTACGCGGTGCGTGAGTCGGGTTTACTTCTTCCAACTTGATGTTGTAAGTGATTTCATTGGCATCCAGCTTGTTGGGAGCGTAGTTCACAATCTCAGCAGCTTTCTTGCCGTCGATGTACAGGATTGTTCCGTCAGGACTTACAGTCGCAGTCTTTTCAACAACGCTTGTACCGTTGAAATATTCGTACTTGTAAGCAGAATTGGCAGCTTCCAGTTTTTCTTTGTCGAACACGAAGCGGGCACCTTCCTCTGAATAAGCACCACCTTTCACACCCTGGTGGCCGCTGGCAGCATAAGGATACAGTCCGGAATAGAAGAACTTCTTACCGGCACGCAGTGCATCGGCATACCAGATTGCGCCGCCCAAACCGGTTGTCGGTTTAACTCCGAGGTCGTTCAGGAAACCGTTCAGCAAGTCTGTGTAGATGTTACATGTCGGGTTATTCTCTGTATTGTTAGACCATGCCGGATTGGATTCCTCGGTATTGTAAACAATCGGGTTTACATTGAATGTGGACCATTCATTGTCGTTCTTCCAGTAGCGGCCATCGTAACCCCAGAGGTTGAATACCGGCTTGTAGATAGTACGTGTCAAAGTAATCTTCAATGTAGGATATGCACCTGTAGGATCGGAGTAGTAGCAAACCTTGCTGAAGCTCATCTTTTCCTGGTTGTTCCAGTTCGGATACTTCTTAACGATGTCTGCATGAGTCAGTGTCCAGATGATGTTGTAAGATTCTACACCAGCTTCAGAGTTGGCAATCACAGAAGCCGTACCTTCGCCGGCACCCTTTGTACCATCAAATTGAGTATAAACGGCGTGGAATTCCTGCTTGGTCATACCACCTTCTTTAGCCTTGTCGTAGATGTCCTCATTCATTTCCTGAGTACCGATGCGACCGGTGTAGTTGCTGCAGTAATAGATAGAATCAGCAAAAGCATGAGACAACTCTCTCTCGCCAGCTTCTTTCACCCATTTCACTTTCAGGTAACGCATGGCAACCAAAGCATTGTTTACTGTATCCACCAGTTCCACGCGAACGATAGGCTCACGACCTACAGCTGTTGCAGAAGTACCTTCGACAGTGTAAACCTTGGAAGACATGATACCGTTTTCGTGAGAATCCAGCTTGGCAAATTTCTGCTGGTCTGTCTTGTTGGTGTTACCATCTACGCCACCCAATGTGTTATAAGGAGCAGTAGGGATGTAGAAACGGAATGTCAGACCATAATCCTTGTAGTTTGCCAGATTTGCATGGTTAGCGTGGTTAGTTTTAGCATCTTTAGCGTCTGTAACACAAACCTTCACCAATTTCTTCAAATCAAGCGGCTCGTTATAAGGTTGCTTAAAGTCTACATATTCGTTGGCTTTAGATTCGTATACGCATACAGAGTCATGATAGTGTACATAGAAGTCTTCTTTGCCGTCGTTCTGGATTTCATCGGCAAACTTACCGGTCATAGTTTTGCTAAAGTCAGTTTTGCTATTAACCAGATACGGAACCTTAACCTCTTCGTGCAGACGTACATATTCAGAGTTCACATACACCTTAGTACCTTGTTCGTCAAAAGCTTTCTTTTCAGCAGCTGTATAGTTTTCAGCAGCGATAGGAGCTTTCAAAGATGCCATGTAGAACTTTTCCTTGTCGCCGGCAGTCGTTGCAGCGATAGAACCCTTGACTGTCTTTTTGAATTTTACTGTCAGCACGTCCTTATTGATGTCGTACTTAACCGGTTGAATCGGGCTGTTAGTCTTAATATCAGCACCGGTAGCCTTGGTCATAATATTTTCAGATGTGATGCAATCAAATGAGGGCAATTCAATATCTGAAGTACGGACACCTACGCTGGGGCTTACATGGAAATAAGCCTCGTTGTAATCTGTAGAAATAAAGTTAGCTGTAGCAGCAGCATTTACGTGGTCCAAAACCGGAGTCGTAGTGTGGTCTTGAGTTGTATGCTTAGCCATAGCCTGATACTTCTGCGGGGTATATTGCAGGGTAGTCAGCGTGATGGCGGCAATACCGTTGATGTGGCTGGTAGGGATTACGGCCAGGCTGGTCAGACGATGACCAATCAGGGACATCACCTCAGCACTTACCTTGTCAATTTCAGCAGCCAAGTCCTTCAGCTTCTCGTCTGTAACGAAGTCGCCTTTCAATTCTTCTTTCAGAGCCGCAATCTTTTGGTTTACGATGTCCAAAGAAGCCAACTTGTCGATTTGGTCTTGCAGTTCTTTCTTCAGAGCTTTCAAGTCGTCATCAGAAACACCACCTTCTGCCGAACCGGCCTTGTCCAAAGCTTCCTGAGCCTTGTCCTTAGCTTCGTTGGCAGCTGTTTTAGCATCGTTGACAGCTGTCTCCAAAGTCGAAACTTTTGCAGCCAGCTCTTCAAGTGAAGCTTTCTTGCCCAGTTGTTCCTGCAAGTTCTTGATGTCGTCATCATAGTCCTTACAAGACGTGAACGTTCCTGTCGCACCTATCATCAAGGCACTGAACAGGGTCACACTTAGAAACTTTTGTTCATAATTGAAAAACTTTAAATTTATAAATTTAAAAAATAAAAAGTGAATAATTTCTCATTTCCGGCATTCCTTTTCCCACAATGCTTTTGTTAAAAAATTCCGTTACTTCGCAGGTAATGAAATCCTGTTAATTCCGTTAATAATCAGGGAATAAGGAGAAAATAGACCGGTTTTGTTTGGAATAGTAAAAAACAGTCCGTTGGGATATTGGAAAGATAATATATAGTCTTAATCTCCAACATCATAGAAAAGCTGCAATAGAAATTATGAAGTGAAAAAGTCTCTAATTTTCAATATAAGATTCTATCTCTCAGTTTATTGCTTACGTTGGGAAACTTTTTGTAAAGCCAATATCAATCCGCTCCTCAAAACTTTGTTTGAAGACTATAAAAAAGAAACAACAAGTTTGCTCTACTTCCTCAAAAGAAGTAATCTCTTTTATACTGGATATCCTTCGTTTTTTACAAAAGAAATTACCTTCTGATTGGCTTCGTCAATCTTTCTGTTGCTGAAAGGCTTCAGATAGGTTTCCGTCACCGTGATGGAGGAGTGCCCCATGGCTTCCGATATGATTCCGGGGTGTATCTCGCAATGGTAGGCCATTGTGGCCCAGGTGTGTCTGGCTGCATAAGTAATATTTAGAAATGCAATAAAAAACAGAATGACGATAATTAAACGTAAAACGTTTATAATTAAGCATTTTGCAAGATTTGCAGAACAGACAGACCTGCAAAAGAAAACAAAATATTGCGACGTTTCAGTTACCAGACTGTTAGCCGCCTGTTTCGAAAACAACGGCAGGTAACCGAATTTTTACCGATAGGAACAAAGCAGATTTGTATTCACTGTTTATCAATGTTTTGCATGCCAAAGGACGCTTTTCAAAGGAGTATTTTTACAACCTAAAAAAGAGCGTTATGAAAGTGGAAAAATTCAAGGTGCTGCTCTACCTGAAAAAGAGCGAGCCGGACAAGACCGGCAAGGCCCCGATCATGGGACGGATCACCCTCAACCGCACGATGGCGCAGTTCAGCTGCAAGCTCTCCTGTACCCCCGGGCTATGGAACGCGCGTGAGAGCCGATTGAATGGCAAGAGCCGGGAAGCGGTGGAGACCAATGAAAAAATAGAGAGGCTGCTGCTTGCCGTACACTCGGCCTTCAATTCCCTCATGGAAAGGAAAAAGGATTTCGATGCCGCCGCGGTCAGGGACATGTTCCAGGGTAACGCGGGCATGCAGATGACCCTGCTCAAACTTCTCGACCGGCACAATGAGGAGATGAAGGCCCGTGTCGGCGTGGACCGTGCACCGACGACAATGTCGACCTACGTGTACACCCGGCGCACCCTTGCCGAATTCATCAAAACGGAATTCAAGGTCTCGGACCTCGCCTTCGGACAGCTCAACGAGCAGTTCATCCGTGACTATCAGGACTTCTGCCTGGAAAAGAAGAAACTGGCAATGGAGACGGTGCGCCATTACCTGTCCATCCTGAAAAAGATCTGCCGCATCGCCTACAAGGAGGGGCACTCGGAGAAATACCATTTCTGCCACTTCAAGCTGCCCAAGCAGAAGGAGACAACACCGAAAGCACTCAGCCGGGAGAATTTCGAGAAGCTACGCGATCTGGAGATACCGGAAAAACGCAGGTCACATGTCATCACCCGGGACCTCTTCCTCTTCGCCTGTTACACCGGCACCGCCTATGCCGATGCGGTAAGCATCACCCGGGAGAACCTCTTCCAGGATGACGAGGGCAGCCTCTGGCTGAAATACCGGCGGAAGAAGACCGACTACCTCGGACGCGTCAAGTTGCTGCCGGAAGCACTCGCGTTGATCGGGAAGTATCGTGACGATACCCGCATCACCCTCTTCCCGCCGCAGGACTACCATACGCTCAGGGCCAACATGAAATCCCTGCGCCTGATGGCGGGGCTGAGCCAGGACCTTGTCTACCACATGGGAAGGCATTCTTTCGCCTCATTGGTCACGCTCGAGGAGGGAGTGCCGATCGAGACCATCAGCAAAATGCTGGGACACTCCAACATAAAGACCACCCAGATATATGCCCGTGTAACTCCGAAGCGACTGTTCGAGGACATGGACAGGTTCGTCGAGGCAACCCGCGATTTGAAACTTATTCTTTAATCCTTAAACAATTAAACAATCATTATCATGCGCAGTACATTCAAGCTTTTATTCTACATCAACCGTAACAAGGTAAAATCGGACGGCACGACCGCCGTCCTCTGCCGGATCAGCATCGACGGAAAGAAATCGGCTGTCACGACAGGCATCTATTGCAAACCCGGAGACTGGGACAGCAAGAAGTGTGAAATCAAAACAGCCAGGGAGAACAACCGCCTTGCCGCCTTCCGAAGCCGGCTGGAAGAGGCGTATGGGAACCTGCTGAGGAACCAGGGAGTGGTCACGGCCGAGCTGCTCAAGACCACCGTATCCGGTGCCAATTCCGTGCCGGAATACCTCCTGCAGGCCGGAGAGGTGGAACGCGAACGGCTCAGGGTCCGCTCCAAGGAGATCAATTCCACCTCCACCTACCGCCAGTCGAAGACCACGCAGCTTAACCTCAGGCAGTTCATCGAATCCCGCGGGATGAAGGACATCGCCTTTTCGGACATCACCGAAGAGTTCGCCGAATCGTTCAAGGTCTTTCTCAAGAAGGAGCTGGGACACAGGAACGGACACGTGAACCACTGCCTGTGCTGGCTCAACCGGCTCATCTACATCGCCGTGGACCGGGAAGTATTGCGTGCCAACCCGATAGAGGACGTGGCATACGAGAGGAAAGAAGCACCTAAACTAAGGCATATCAGCCGCAGTGAACTGAAGCGGATGATGGAAACCCCGCTGCCCGACCCGATGATGGAGCTGGCGCGCAGGACGTTCATCTTCTCCTCGCTGACCGGTCTGGCCTACGCGGATACGAGGGCTCTCCATCCCCGTCACATCGGAACGACCTCGGAAGGAAGAAGGTATATCCGCATCCGCCGCGCCAAAACGGACGTGGAGGCGTTCATCCCGCTGCATCCCATAGCCGGACAGATACTGGATCTTTACAACACCACGGATGACGACAGGCCGGTATTCCCGCTGCCGGTCCGCGATGTCCTCTGGTACGAGGTACATGGAATGGGCGTGGCATTAGGCATGAAAGAGAACCTGTCCTACCACATGGCCCGGCATTCGTTCGGGACCCTGACACTGACCGCGGGCATTCCGATAGAGAGCATCGCCAGGATGATGGGCCATACGAATATCGACAGCACGCAGGTCTACGCCCAGGTCACCGACCGGAAGATATCCTCGGACATGGACCGGCTGATGGAAAGAAGAAAGCCTGCGGCCGGCAAGGAAGCCGCAGGCTAAATAAAAATTGCCGTCGGAATCGTAAATGCAATTCCGGCGGCAATCCTTAAACTTGAATACGATATTATACCAATGCAGCGTGATAGTTCTCCTCCAGCAGCTTCTCGATGTCCGATTGCCTGTACAGGATCTTCCCGCCAAGCTGGATATAGGGAATCCGTCCTTGGTCCCTGTAATCCTGCAGGCACCTGCG